CTGAGCTGGTCGGCCTGTGTTAGGGTCTTTTGGTCCTTGTGCATTGGGGTCGAAGTTACTTTTTGCTTGAATGGTCGCCATGACAACGGGCACCATGCTATCAGGCAAGCCTTGTTTTTTGATCGCATCAACAACAAGTGGCCGAAAGGTCTCGGCAGTTTTTGGTGCCTTTGGGTCTACGACCGGAAGCAAGTCATTTTCATCAAGGCTTCCGTCATTAGACGGTGCTGCGGCTTGTGGTTTCATTGGTGGACCTGGGATTGGTGTCAGGTCACTTTCATCAAGTGGTTGTATTGTTTGTGCTGGAACGTTTGTTCCAGAACTTCCAGGTGCAAATGTAGCTGCACTTTTACCTTTTGGGGCAACAAAGGAATATGGAGAAGTATCTGGACTGGGTGATTGTTGTTGGCTTTGCCTCCATGACAAATACGTTTGATAGTCAGGATCATTTGGCAGTGGAGGATTTTTTGCCCATGCAGCTGCAGTATCTGGTCCGATTATTGAGATATACGGAGAGTCAGCCATTATTGACCATCCACAGGGTAAATCTTACCGTTTTGTCGATAAACCCAAATCACTTTTCCACGACTTTTGCTATATGTTGCATAAGCATCCGCTGGTGCATTTGCTGGTTTTGATGGGATTTGCGGTGCTTGTGCCTGCGGCGTTTGCGGACCAGGAGTGGCCGTGACCATTCCTGTAGGTGGATTTGTAGTGCCAAAATCTTCTTTGTTGGCATACTTAACCCATTTGCTTTCAAACTCCCCAAAGTTCGCATTGGGATTGGTTTGATTGACATTCGCATACGCCTGGGCTGCATCTTGCTTCATTTGTAGATATTTGCTTAATTGCCCAGCAAGTCCCAAAAACTGTAACGATGCCCCAGGTTCGCGAGTGGATGAGTTGAATTGATTTTCAAATGTTGCAAGTTTTTCATCCGTCCCGTGTGTGCCATAGGCTCCGCGCAGAGCCTCAGTTGCTTGCATGTTTACAAGAGTATCAAAATAGGCTCGGATTGAAGCAGCGTCAGTTTTAGCAGATGGATTATTGGGATTGGCCAAGATCTCATTAGCTTTGGCCAACAAGTTCTTACCAAGGTCTGTAGTCTCTCCAACTTGCCGTGCTGCAAAACGCAATGCTTGTGAAACTCCAGCTTCTGCTCCTGTGCCTGCACCAGCAGCCATGCCTTTAAGAGCAATTTGTTCTGCCTGGCCCAGCAGCGTTAGTTTATTTGCCGCTTCGACCTGCCCAGAAAGATCATCTTGGCCTTTAGAGATGCTTGCTTGATTTGCCTTTTGCTTTTCTTCTTGCCCTGGTGCAAGATCTGCCGCTTGCGCTCCCCCTGGACCTTTTTGATTGTAGTCCGGTGGTGCCAGTTTTGACTTGGCATCAAACGGAGTCTTCGCCCCATATTCGGAGAAATCCACAAAGTGGTTGGGGTCGGACTGATCGCTAGTCGTTTGGGGTTTTGCTTGTTGTGTAGTTGGCGATGCTGGTGGCTCCGGTCCCAATCCTCCGGTAAACCCTGGCGGCGCGGGTGGCGTGCCGGGCGGTGCCGTCAGGCCCCCGAACAGCCCTCCCTGGCCTGCCTGCGGGGCACCCTGGCCCCCCGCCATACCCGAATACATCCCCCCGCCACCCGGCCCCGGCGTAATCCCTCCGCCAACTCCCGGCAATCCATACTCTTGTGCCTTAACCCCCAATGGCACCTGAGTCTTTTGTCCTTGGCTATTCAATCCTCCAGAAACAAGTGGCGCTCCTGCATCTGGGCTCATGCCTTTTTGTGCGGTTGTTCCAACAATTTCCTGGTTCGTTACCGGGTTAGTATCAACATACTGCTTCCCTCCACCATAATCTACAAGGTCTGGCTTGGGCATTGCCATCTGAATGCCCTTTTGCACAGTTTCATTTGCAGAGGCAAATCCAACAATCTTTTGGCGCAAAATAGATTGTGGAGTTTGAGGGGTAATATCAGATAGGATATTTGCAGCTTGTGTAGCACTAAGCCAACCTTTTGAAGTGTAGTCTTTTACTCGATCCGCAATGCCATCATAGGTAGGATTGCTTATTAAAAGCCCCATGTCTTTGGCCATAAGGCTGTGTGCAGCATCGGCAGCTTGCAACTGTGTAAACGTTGTTTGCGCCTCCTGATACTTTCGTGCAACTTGAGCACTTTGAATGTCTTGCGCCATATATGCCGCATCAGGATCTTGTGCAATCAGGGTGTTAAACTTCCCCTCATCAAGTTGGCCAGTCTGCGGGTCAACTGCTGCTTGCGCAGCTCGGCCAATGGCCATTTTGGCCCGCTGCTGCATCATCATCTGATTGTTTTCAAGTCCAGCCCTCTGCAATCCCATCATGGTTGTGATAGGACCAAGCGGGCCACCAGCTCCACCATCAGCAGGTTGTGGCCGAGGCGGGGCAGGGATAGAAGAATAAATCGCTGTGTTTGGCTGTTGGATTGTGTCGGACATTCAAGTAATCCTATTGCCCTGGGCCAGACCAAGCATTATTATTATTACTATAAATACCACCACTTGCAGTATTCAATAATCCATTTCCTGCCGGGCTAGTCAAATAACTATACAATCCCCCCGCGTTGGCAAGAGTGCCAACGCTATTGGCAACTCCTGTCGCAATTCCAGCATTAGCATTGCCTGCCGCAACTGTGCCAGCGGCCAAGGCCGAGCCCTGACCGATTGCCACATTGCCAATCTGAGCACCAGTATTTGATGCGATGTTGGCCTGGGAGTTGGCCGCTCCTTCTCCAAGGCCCAAAAGTGATTGCAGTTGCTGAGCATAGGTGCTGTAGGCTTGCTGGGCAGTGCCTTCAGCATAGTTTGTCGCTCCACGGACTTGAGCACCACTCAAACCCAAGCCTTGTGCAGCCATGCTAGCATTGTTGGCCTGCTGGCCCTGGCCGTAGGCAAACTGGTAGCCAGGAAGATTTTCCAAAGTGCTTGTCATCCCCGCACTTCCGTTTGGGCCGACCCCCAAAAGTGCCTGCAGTGTCGGGATTGCACTCTCCCCAGCATTTGTAAAAGGACTTAAATACCCCTGGGCCTGTGAAGAATACTGCTTAATATCCCCAATGGCCGCCTGACCTGCTTGATATTGCTGCTGTGCAGCTTTCTGTGCCGCACTTGCCTCGGTGCTACCCGCAATGGCACTGCCAACTCCGCTAGCCAATCCACTGGCTGCCATGCCAGCACCCATTGCAAGTGCGACCATTTCAGTAATCCAAAAACTTATAGTGCCATTGTTCGGCAGGAGCATAGCCAAGGGCTTTGAATAGCCGCGAACTGTCTTGGTGCAATTTGCTTCCTGCCATCATCAAGTTCACCCCTCGCAATCTTGCACTCTGCTCGACCTTTCGAAACAGCCGAAGTGCCCCCATACCGATGTCTCGCCACTCTGGCTTGATCCAAAAAACGTCCATTGTCAAGGTTAGGCAGGTTTGATAGTGCAGCCCAGGCCGGACAAACCCGACATAATAGCCCACAGCCTCCCCACGTTCCCGCAAAACAACAACCAGCAATTCCCCATCAGCCTCTCGTCTCCAATACTCTGCAAAATTGCAAACCCAAGGAAAGCGCCCACGGTGAAGTGACAACTGTTCGTAGTGTGTATCCAAACAAGCTCGGATTTCATCGAATGCCATACTAAGTGACTCTTGTGCTGCAATCATGGCCACCTCCGACAATCCACCAGCATATGAATGCGATCAGCACAGCTCATATTACGGACACTGTGCACTTCATGTGCGTTAAACCACCAGATTTCCCCTGTCCGCATACAGAGTTCCTCTTCCCCACAGTAAAACATACTTCCAGGCAAACCCTGGATAACACAGTGAAAACGGGCAAGCCCCTTCACATGCACATAATCCCCATTAACATCAGCATGAGAACCAATGCTAGCTCCAGGAGCAAGCCTGGTTATTAGCAACCTATCAAGTTGCCAAGAGCTAGTCAATCGCATCAAGTCCAATACAAGCTGCCGCACTACTGGCCCCAACACACTTGTCCCAGGCTCATGCCAAATTGGTGAAGTGTCGTTCTGAACACTTGCCAAATCGTTTGGATCAATGTCTGGGCTAAAACGCAGCCAAATGTCATCGACTTGACTGTGGGGCGTGCCCACATAAGTTTGGCGAAACTTCTGCTGGTTCCACAAGTCTGGATTGGCCCACAAGACCTGCTGGATTGGCCCCATCGGCACCCCATCACAGATTTTCAAAAAGTTTCTCATTGCAAGTTCCACAATGTTATCATCATAGGAATTGAGGTTATAGCATTTATTCCAAAACCTACATCAGTTATCTGCCCGAGAGAAGTAGAAGCAAGTGTAAAACTTGTTCCAATTATCCACCAGTCCACATTATTTTTAGAGCCATAAAACGTAATGTTTGTTCCATCAAATGTGACCCGTAGCCAATAACTTGAACAAACTGGGCGTCCCCGAGCAAAAGTTTGAATTGTTGCCCCTGGTGTTGTTGGATTTGACCAATATTGAATGTAAACAGTATTTCCATTCCATCCACACCAGATCAATGCAGTTGTTGCATTGTTATATAAAATAACAAATCCACTCAACTGTGCTGGATCAATTCCGCCATCCCATTCCAGCAAAAAAGTCTTCGTCCAAGGAGTTGCTGGTGCAGGGACTGTAACCATTTGCATTTGATTACCACTGGAAGTAATCATATTCAAAACTACAGGACCATTTGCAATAGGCTGTGTTAGAGTTGTGCCACTTACTGCACTCCGTAAAGTAAAGGCACTTAACAATGGAATAGTAAAACTTGGTGCAACGCCAAAAGTTGGGCCTTCAAATGTAAGTGTAGTTCCTGGCGGAACATCAAAACTTGCATCTTCTCGTAAGTAACGAACTTGTCCAGCGGCCGCCCCAGGGTCGGGCACCAATCCAGTCCCATGGCCCGTGCCCGAGGGACCAAAAACACTATAACTTGGTCCTATAGGTGGAACGCTAAAAGTAGCATTCTCGCAAAGAAACCTACTAGCCCCAGCAGTCGGCCCAGGATCAGGAACAAGTCCACTTGCATGGTTAGTTCCAGAAGCACCAAAAACACTATAACTCATTCCCCCACCAGCAGTGTTCACTCCTTGTGCAAGTTGTTGAAAAAATATATACCAAGAAGTGTTAGTAAAACCAACTCCTTCTGCAAGAGGACTATTAAAATTCGGAGGGGCAATGTTGCTCATGAAGCCGCTGGCCGAACTTCAATAAAAGCACCATTAAGCGCAGTTAGGTTTTGAGTGGACCAGGAAAGTTCAAAAATCCGATCTTTACTAACCCCAAGCCTTGGCCAGATTATTTGCACACTATCACGTCCAGTTGCGCCAAACGTTTGTTGGGAATAAGTTGACCAAGTGCATCCTCGATCGTCACTAAACCGCATTGCAAGCATTGGCTGACCGTCAATGGTATCCCCAAAATCCCCAATATCACTCACAATCCCACTTGCACTGCCAGTTTTGAGATCGGCAATGAAACGAGAGTATTCAAGTCTCTTTCCGTCATTGATGAGATGGGGAAAAGTGCGTAGGCGCTTGAGCACACCAACGCCTGTCGCAACATCATCTTGGCCATAGTCAAGATCATAGGTGTAAAGGCTTCCATCATTTCGATCTTGCAAAATAATCTGCCCATACGCCATAGTCGCCGCACCAACCGGAACCGCTATTTCATTTCCATTCTCATCTACACTTACTCTCTCATGCCAAAGCTGGGTTGCTTCATCAAAAACCCAAGTAGCATTAGCAGTCGGAAAAACCAACACGTAAAAAACATGCCCATCTTGCTGATACATAAAGCCGATCGCATCACTGATGACCGAATAGCTTTGTATTGCGTTTTCAATGGCATGCGTGCTAATTCGTTTCGCCTGATACCCGTTCCCTCGAAGCACAATACCCTGCCCCAACGGATTCTGCGACAACCAATAAATACTCAAATCCTGCGTCGTTATCGAGTTGACTGCCGCCACCCCATGTTGTATGAACACCCCAGGAATAGGGGCATAAGGGAACGCTGTGGCACCAGTATTATACCACACTTCCGTTGTTTCAGTGCCAAACCACCACTGTTCTCGGTGGAGCGCGACAATGGCTACAACCGGGTCGCCTCCACCAGTTTTACCTGCAAAGTAAAGCGGATTAAACGTAATTGCATATTGATTACTCAAATACCCTTCATTTTGCCCAGGGACATTAAGCACAAAATACCCATCCACAAAATCAACTCGAGTCCCCCCATAGAACGCGGGATCAGTTATAACCGTGGCAACACGATTAGACAGATTTACGCTTAAACCTCGATTGCTGCCATCAACAACTAGCATCTGCCCTGCAGATGCGTTGTCTTTCATATAAACCCGACCAGTTGGGTTTACTTGAGCGATTTGTGTAAATTGAAAACTGGGACTTACGAAGTATAAATTACCTGCCATGGCGGCATAAAGTGCGCCCTGAGTGGTAGTGTAAAGTCCTTGCCCCGCACCAGTTCCAACACTACTCAAACGCCGAAGGCCCGGAGTCAAATAATGTGTAAATGGAAAAGGTGCATCTTCTTGGTTCTTTTCCGGGTATAAATTTACACAACGCTGGGCATTGGCAATTAGGTTTTTTGCCTCATAAAACCCACCAGTAAGTTTTAGCTGTGGCATTACCGATCCACATTATCAGAGAAGATATTGTAGCGGTTGTCACGCACCAGCGAAGGATCAAGGCGCATTTTAGGGATTTGCAAGTTGCTCTGCCGCAAAACATCCAGGCCATCTTTCGCAAGCGATACCAACACCGGGTCCGCTGCAAGGCCATAAGCAGCCCGAGAGCGAACGCACAAATTGTAAAAAAGTGCCCCATAATACTCCGGAGGCAACAAAATGGTATCACTCAGGTTGTTGAAAATCTGCAAAACTTCTGCAAATTGCAAGTGCAACTCAAACATCCCTTGCATCGGCACGGGAAAGAATTTTGCAGTAGCAATCGGCTGACCAAATGGAAATGCGGTGTCAAGAAAAACTGTTTGCGGCCAACTTTGAAGTGATTTCAACGTGATCGTCGAGTAGTCTTCGTATGAGGGCAACACTGTGAGTGGATAGTCGATTGGCTGAGCAATCTGGCTTGGCCCTCCTCCACCAGTGCTTTGCCCGGGTCCAGGGTTTGCAATAGTTATGCTAAAAGGCACAATGTTGGAAACAACAGAAGTTTTGTTGTGATCCCGGACCTGAACGTTGTAGGTGTAGGTAGTGGCCCCACCACTGCCACCGCCTCCAGAAGTGTTTTGTCCTAGACCATTTGGGAACTGCCTAAAAAACCCACTATAAATCCGTTCCGGTCTATTGCCAATGTTGAACTGTTGCCCAGGACCAACTGTATAATCACTAAACCCTGTGCTTTCCGCAAAAACGTCAATAAGATGATAGACCAACCAGCGTTTCCGCTGCCATTGGCCTAGCATCATATTCACCCGCATAAAAGCGTCGTTTATGTCA